GCGGCGGCATTACTGCTAGTATTTTGCAATGCCATGTAGGCATAGCCAGCAATAGAAGTTTGGTAAGAAGCAAATATTCCAGTATCAGAACCATTTAAAGTTCCATAAGCAAAAGCACCTTGAGTTGTTGACCCTGAAATGGATTGATTGGCAATATATTGACCAGTTGTTATGCTAGTTGGCAAACTTAAAGTAACTGCGCCTGTAGAAGCGGATGCAGTAATTTGATTGGTTGTACCAGATATTGAAGTAACACCACTTGTAACAGTAGCCCAAGCAAAAGCAGAGCCTGTCCATTGTAAATAAGTGCTTGCAACTGTAGGAGCTGTAATAAATCCTGTAGTGCTAGAAGCAGTCTGATAATGAATTTGGTTGGCTGAACCACCAGCAATATTTGTAGCTGTAGTTGCAGAAGTTGCTGTTGTTGCAGTTGCAGCATTTCCACCAATAGACAAACTTGAAGCAGTTCCTGTTAATCCTGTACCTGCGCCTGTAAAACTAGTGGCACTTAAAACACCTGTATTTGGTACAAAACTAAGCTTTGTAGAGCTTGTTGTAGCAGGGTTGTTACCTGTTGTTGCTACGGATAAAACAGGATAATAAGTAGAAACAGAGCTTGTATTGTCAGTAATTGCAATATTTGTAGCGTTGGTCGCTGTTGTTGCAGTAGTGGCTGAACTAGCATTTCCGGTTAATGCACCTACAAAAGTGGTCGAGGTTACGCTTGTCAGACCTGCAATAGTGGTTGCTGTACCGCCTAAACTAATAGCTGTAGAGCCAATAGTAATGCTTGAATTAGTTAACGCAGAGTTTGGAATAGAAGTTAATCCTGCCCCTGAACCGCTAAATTGCGTAGAAGTAAATACCCCTGTGCTAGGGTTGTATTGAAGCTTTGTAGAGCTTGTATATTCAGTTGTTAGACTTCCGCTTGTCTGATTAGCAAACAAAGGATAACGAGTGCCATTGGTAGTGGTGTCATCGGTTACTGTTGCATTTGAAACAGGAGTTGTCCAAGTAGGCACACCTGTACCGCCAGAAGTTAAAACTTGACCTGTAGTACCTGCAGCCGTAAATCCTGTTGTGCTAGGGGCTGATTGCCAAGGGATTGACCCTGCAACACCACCAGCTAAATTAGTAGAAGTCGTAGCAGTTGTGGCAGAGCCTACAGAAAGCGTACTTTGAGCAACATATTGCGGTGCAGTAGCACCAGCAGTTAATACATAATTTGTAGTGCCTAATGATAAAAAGGCAGTTGTTCCTGGTGCTGATTGATAGTGCAATGCACCGGTAGTTCCACCAGCTACGTTAGTTGCACTAGCAGCTAAAGTTGCATTAGCAACTGCTCCGCTAACGATAGAACCTAAAATAGATGTAATCCAAGTAGGGTTTGAATAAGACCCTGTTGTATAAACTCCATTAGTTACTGTGGCAGCGTTTCCTGTAATAGAAATGCCCCAAGTACCACTAGCATTCGTTCCTGTGGTGCTAGGTGCGCCAATCGTATTGTAGGAAATAGTCTGCGCTACAGAACCATTAAAAGAAGTGCCTGTTGCACCACCAGTGCCGCTATTGTTAAAAGTAACGGAATTAGGGGTATTAGCCGTAACTGTTGTTGAACCACCTAAAGAAACTACGTTGCCATTAATAGTGATACTAGAGTTTGACAAATAGCTATTAGCAATAGGGGTAGCGTTCCAAGTACCTGCGGTTAAAGTTCCAACCCCTGTAATACCTGTGTAAGGGCCTGATATAAGACTCGAAGCAATAGTTCCGCTAGTAATTTGGCTTGCACCAATAGCAATAGAGGTATTAGTAACGCTAGTAACTTGTCCGCTTGCATTAGTTACAAATACCGAAACTGCAGATGCAGAGCCATAAGTACCAGCAGTTCCTACAGGAGTAATGCTAAAAGTATTAGAAGCAAGGGTTAACCCTGTGCCAGCATAATAAGTATTAATTCCTGAAAACTGCACCCAAGGCATAGGAGTTACATTAATTGTGCCTGTTTGTGATGCGGTACAAACCCAACCTGTATCTGCTTGACCACCATTAATAATAACTGTGTAAGCACCTGGCACTTCTGACCAGACATCCATATCAACCGAACGAGTCCATCCTGAAGCTGATGCAATATAGATGCCATTAAACTGGCTAGAACTTTGGTTCTTGACGAGAACTCTATCGCCAGCTAGGGTAGTGTACCCATCAATTGTTTGTAGTCCTGAAAGGGTTATATTGACAGTTGTTGCAACTGCACAAGATGCCTTTGGGCCAAGACCCTGCGCTACAGTATCAACATAGAATTTATTGGCAATGTCATTAGCATTTGAGGGGGTTGTAGAAATCTGCCCTGTAGTTGCTGAAACATTGGTAAAAACCCCAGTAGAAGGAGAAATAGCACCAATAGTGGTGCTATTAATCGTACTGTTGGTAATCGTTAACCCTGATTGAATAGGGCTAATAGTTGCTAAAAAAGGTTGGCCCTGACCTATAAATGTCTGAAAGTTTCCATAGACATCAAAATAAGCCTGAACTGGCAGTAGATTTTGATCTACTGTTGAAGATGGGCCAGCCATATTTTAATAAGGAATAGCGTTAATTAATACTACATCCCCAGCCGACATATTGGCAGCAGCTCCTGTTGTTACAGAATAGCTAGTAAAAGTAATAGTTGTTGCCGAACTACCAGTTAATTGCAAAAACAAACTGTTTCCGTTGGTAACATCAGCAGCAAAACCCAACCATCCATTAGGAGCAGTAGGAAGCGTAATTGTTCCATTTGCAGCTCCACCTGTGCCAACAACAACTTTAAATGCAAAAGTGCTAATTGCTGTAACAGTAGGGTTTGTACCAAATCCTGCTGAAACTGTAGGCAAAAGTGTTGTTGATACAAACAGATTTCCATTTAAAGAAATAGAAGTTGCGTTAATAGGTGCAACTAATTGATTACCACCTTGACCAATTAAATTGGTACAAACACCATTAGCATTATATTGGGCTTGTACAGGCAATAAATTATTGGTGACTGTTGAAGCTACTTGATTTGAACTCATAATTTATCCTTTAATTAACCAACTAGCCAGTTTGTACCATTAGAAACAACAGGAACAGCATTAGCACCACCACCAGCAGCAGTTGCTAAGAAGGTAGTTGTTGTGCAATCTGTAATAAATCCTCTTGCTCCAGCTCCTGCTGTTGATGCAGAACCTAAACCACTATATGTAGTTGCAGGAGTTTTAATATTTCCCCAAACAGGTGAAGCGTTTCCTTGAGAAATTAATACTTGACCTGATGTTCCATAGTTTGCATCGCTATTACCAAAAGATACTGCGCCTGAATAATTAATTGTCATCCATGAAGCATAAGTAAATGGTGGATTCGAGCCTGTGTAATAACCAAATCTAAAACCGCCAGTACCAGAACTATTAATTAAACTAACAGTTCCATCATTTAAAATATGCGTTACTTGAAAATTACTTCCACCTACTGCCGTTGCTGAACCACCAGTTCCTACAAAAGAAATGGCTGGATAAGATGCTGATGAAGGAAGCCCTATATCAGAACGAACAGTTCCACCTGTTGCTTGAAAAGCTGTAGAACCAAGTACTCCTGTAATAGTTAATTTTGGAATACTTGGATTAAATGTTAAAGCTGATGAATCAACATAAACACCTGAAGTTGTTCCAGAATTTACGTTAGTTAATGCTAAGTTGTAACTTGTGTTTGACGTTGTATCGTTAGTAACATTAATACTTCCAGTAACACCGCCAGCAATTTTTTGCCATACACCGGTGTTGCTAAAAATTACCCAATCGCCTACGTTCCATGTAGAAATACCATTTAATGAAGTAGAGCCAGCAACACTAACAATATAGTAATAGCCAGCAGTACCAACACTAGATGTTAATGTAGGGCTGTTTGTAGAAGCATTCCAAGTCCCTTGGTACGATAAAGCTGAAAAAGTATTGATACTTGTTGTGGCTCTTAACATAATTACATTCCTTCACCTGGAGTTACTTCAAACGCATTAGGTGCGCTTGCAATAAACCAGCAATTCGGTGGCAAACAAAAGGTTTCAATAGAATTAGGCAACATTCCAACAGTATATTGTGCAGGAGTACCTGCTACTGGAGTAATTGAAACTGGAGTAACTGCAGCATTGTTAGGCTCTTGTGGGGCCCAGCTAATATAAGCTGCAGTCGACAACAGATTTCTAATTCTGTATGAACTAGGATATACGTTATTAGAAGTATTCACCTGAACTGCTGAGTTACTTACAACAACTGTAGCTCCTTGCGGAGTAAATGTACTGTTATAAGACATTATTTAACTCCTTAAACTACGTTAGTAGGAATCGGACTATCTTCGCAAGTTGAAACTTTAATCAACAAAGTACCAGCAGTTTGAGTAGCTGAAGAACCAGTAGAGTTTACTAGGCGAACAGTTACTTGATTTGCTGTGTTAGTAAAAGCATTTCCAATAGAAATACCAGTAACTAAAGCAGCATCAAATTGTGCTTGCACAAAATCATTAGGCTGAACACCAGGAACAGAGATAGTTACATCGGCTGTTGTACCTGAAATGGTTGTTGATGGAAGCGTTACTTGAACGATAGATTGGGCAATAATATTGCCACGACAAACAGTAGTCTTAGACATAATTTTTCCTTTAAGTAAGGTATTTCAATTATAGGTTAAATAAGAAAAAAAGCCACACTTTTTGGGCATGGCTTTTTTCTTTTGCTACATGGATTCTTAATAGAAGCCTGGGCTTAAATCATATCCGTAAATATATACGTCAACAGTCGCAGTAGCGAATGCAGTCGAAATATTCACATATACAGTTTGCGCTGATTGAGCTGTATTAGGATTTGAAGCTGCTGAAATAGTTACATAAGATGGAGTAGTTTGACCAGTCAAAGCTGCTGCTGTCAAAATACTTGTTGTACCACCTTTATTAACTGCTGTGTAAACACCTAAGTTAACAGAAGCTACAGATTGTGTTGCTCCGTTGTTGTTTGCGTTTGCAACAACTACAGAAACAGGAACATAAAGTGCGCTGTTGTTAATTTGAACAGCAAAGTCTGCTGCTGCTGCGGTAGAAACACCTTTCAACACACCTAAAACACGCAATGCCTGTTGGCTATTGAGGTTCGATGGGTGGGTCGAATTTTGGACTGCTGGGCCTGGATTTGCCATGATTTTATTCCTTAATTTAGTTAAAAAGCAGGGGTTTTACCCCCTGCGATTATTACGCTGCTACTCGGCAAGCCAACTCTGGGTAGAGTGGGGCCCAGCCATAAAGAACGTCCACACGAGTTGGAATGGAATCGTTATTTATGGTGTACTGCCTCACGACTCTCATGGACAGACCGATTTCCTTGTCGCTTGCACGACCAGCGAAATGAACACCTTCAGGCAACTCAAGGTCAGCCATAGCCATTGTGAACGCATTTCGGTGCATTACGATGTTTTGTGGAGAAACGATTCCGTTACCACTTGCATTGTATTGTGATGCAAAGAATGTCACAGCAGCAGTTGCTGATGGGCTAGGGATGCTTACGTTTTGGAACTGACCACCAGAGATAACTGCTGGAGATACTGTTACAGAAACAGAAGAACCGGAAGCCACAGAAACAGCCTGTTTAACTACGAATGAACGTAGTTTGTTTGTGCCGTAAGCTTGACGATTTTGTGGGTTAACTGCATACACACCAGCAATTTGGAATGTATCACCAGCGTTCAAGTTGATTGTGCCTGTATTAGCAGCAGTCAAAGTGATTGTGGATTGTGAAGCCCAACCAGAGGTCAAGAAACCAGTAGCAGTTGTAGTTGCTACAGAAGCAGTAACAGTAGAGCTAGAGAAGTTACCAAAAGTCTGTGAAATGATGTTTTGGTCAAGTTTCCAGTTCATGCCGCCAGAGTCACGACCCATCAAGCCTTTTGTGTATTGACTAGAAATCGCTTCTGTTGGTACAAACAGGCCCTTCAAGCTGTCAACGATAGTTGCAGATGTAAATGGCTCAACGATACAGCTTCTACGGCCATCACGTGGTGCGCCTTCAGAGTCAAGATACGCTTGTGCTGACAAGTAAGTGTATAGACCAGTTGGAGGAGTACCTGCAGTACCAACGATGTTAGCTGTGTTCAAAGCTGCTGTAGTTGTACCATCAAAGTCGATTTTGTTGGCAATAGCTGCAACTGCTGGCTTCAAAATGCGGTCAGAGAACATATCCAAAGACAAAGCTAAGTCTTGAGTTGTGAACTGAGTATCAACGTGGAACTGGGTGCTTAAAGTTACAGGAACTGAAGTTTCGTTCAAGTCCTCAACGTTTAAAGCTGGGCCAGTTGTACCGATGAAACGACCAGGTCTGCGAACGTTAACTGTTGCGCCAATTTTTGCGCCAACAACGGCAAATTGGTCATCATAGTTGCGGTCTACTTCTGATGTAAAGGTTAATTCGTTTTCGAGAACCATTAAGGCCTCGTTAGTAATCTTACTAATAGTAAGTAAGGTATTTGCCATGATTTATTGCTCCAAAAAAATTAGGTTTATCTGACTTTTCCAGCCTGTCTTGCAGCTTTCCATTGAGCATAAGTACCATGAAATTCACCATTGGTGTCCACGAGTATATCTGCGCCAACTTTTCCACCACTCAACGGCCTGATAGGATCAGGTGCTTTACTTCCTGAAACAATCGCCTTTTGTTTTTCAGCTTTAGGGGCTTTTTCCTCTTTAGCTTCAAATTTAGCCTCAAGTTTGCCAATTTCTTTCAGAGCTTTAACAGAGTCCATTTCTGTTAATTTACGAGCAAAATCTTCATCAGAAGCTAATGCATATAGAACCTGTGGCCCTACATCACTTTCAAGAATTGCCTTTTTGATTTCATCACTAACGATTACATCGCTAGATTGAACAATTCGATCAAAATCTGGCATTTCTTCTTTCGCTTTCTCAATTTTCTTATTCCAAGATTCCATCTTCTTGGCTTCAGCTTCTTGAGCTTTGCGACTAGCTTCTTCTGCATCCCTTTGCTTCAAAGCATTTTCTGCACTCCACTCCGCTAAGGCTTCTGCATATTCAAAAGCATCATTGAACTGGCTTGCTTGAGGTTTACCTTCAACAATAGGCTTTTGGGCTTGTTGTTCAGGGTTTACCCTAGCTTCATAACTCTTTAGCTTTTCTCTAAGTTCTTGAGCTTCAGCTTCCGCTTGTTTAGCTCTTTGAGTTACCTTATCGAATCGCTTATTTAGCTTATCTTTTGACTTTTCAGGGTCTTGCTTCTTAGCTTCTTCCTTTGCTTCTGGTTCACTCTGTTCTTCGCTTTGCTCTGGCTCTGAATCTTTCTTTACAGACTCAGCCTCAGTTGGCTCTGCTTGGTCAGCTAAACCTAATCTTTCTGCATAAAAGGTTGTTGCATTGTCACTTGTTATTACATTACTTGCTTCTCTTACAACTTCTGATTCGGCCATGATTTCTCAAGCTCCAATTTAAGTTAAAAATACTACTAAAAATAATTTTTGTCTATTTTATTCTGTTTTAGATGCTTTTTTTGTTTCTTTAGCAGCAGACTTTAATAAAGATTTTTGTTCTTTCAAAGCTTTTTTATCTAGTCCTGCGAATGGATTAATAGGCTCTGCTGGCTCATACTTCTTACCAGCTCTGCGAGCCATTTCCTTCATTTTCCATTCTAATGCGTTATCACCTGTAATAGTTGGCATATTTTTTTCTCCGATTAAATACCACGTTCAATTGCTTCATCTAGTGCTGCTCTTTCACTTCTTACATCTAATTGAGCCATTACCAAAGCTAATTGAGCTTTCATTTGTTCAATTTCTAGTTGAGTTTGAGTCTTAATGACTGTGTCATGAGCTTGGGTATCGGTTCGCATCCGAGTATCTTCTCTGCGAACTTCCATCTCCATTTGAGCTTTTTGCAACATAGCTTTGTCTTTTTGCTCTGCAATAGAAGCACCATATTTCATATCTAAGGTCATCTGTTGAATCTGCTGTTGGAGCTGCTGAATAGTCATTTGTGACTGCTTGAGCTGCATTTGAACTTGAGGTGGAATATCTGCTTTTTCATCAACTTGAGCCAATGGATTAGCAGCAGCCAATCGGTCAGCAATAATGTCTGCTCCTGGGAAGTCCATATTTCTAAAGACCAAATCACCAGCTTGTTGCATCAAATTAGGATCAGCAGTCAATAAAGTCATCATGGAATCTACAGCTTCTTGTCGCTTGGAAGCATAGCCAGGGCCAGTTTCCATCACAATGTCATATTCGCCTGTAGTTACATCATTAAGAACTTTATCTACACCTTCTGCATCTTGAGTCTTTTGGTTAATGGTCACTAACTCACCTTTGCCATCTGCTCCAATGATTCGCATGACTCTTTCCTCAGAATAAATATGAGGAATCAGATCTAAACAGATGCGACCAGACTGCCTAATTGACCTTGTAAGGTTGTCATAGTAGTGGAAGTTGGTCATATCGGTCTGTTGTTGCTGACCATTTAATGCTTTTCCTGACTGCATACCTTGTGGCAACTGAGCAGGGTCATAAATGCCCACAACTGCCATTAAGTCTGAATTTAATCCTTGGAGAGCTGTAACCATTCCAGTAGGAGGAGGTTCTGGCTGAATCCTTGTAGGAACTGGTGCAGGTTTACCATCGCTATCAGTTTGTTTATAGCGCAATACAGGCATCGACTTGATGTTAGCTGTATTCCACTCCATCTCATGACCTTCATCCTGACCTTCTGCAAGGAGAAATTTAGCTTTTGGAGCAAGAGCAACAGATTCTGTAAGAGCTGTAGACCAGAAGTTATACATTCTCTGTGGGTCTTTTGCCATACGAGTAAGACCAAATTTCTTTTTCTTACTATCGACAATGAGTTGCTGACCATAGACAGGTACAACTGGAATATAGCGACCAGGCCAATCTCTTTGCTCAAGGACTTGCATACCTGTCAGCTTGCACCATTTAATTTGCTTTTTAATAGTTTCACGCTTAGAAACTACATAGACTCCAGCTTCCATCATCATGATTTCAGATGGCTTTTCATCTTCATAGCAAGTAGTGCCATCAGATAAAAGGTAAAGTTTTGTGCGAATATGCTCGGTATAGAAATACTCGGCAATGCGAATATCTTCCTTAGTAATCCATTCTGACTGTGAATCGCCTGTACCACGAGGATTAAAACCACCTCCATCATCTGCACCAGGGTACATCTTGCGGAATGATTCTTTAGAAATAACCTCGGTAATTAGGCATTTTTCTGCATCAGAGCCATCAGGTTCATTGCTATTAGGGTCAAAATAGACCATAAAAGGGTTTTCAATACGCTTTACATAGATTTCCTGTTCCATTGAATCTGGTCTTGGATAATCATAAAGAATGCGCCAATAACCCCATCCCATGCGAACTGCGAATTCAAAGGCATTGTCATAGGCTGCATCGGCATCGGATTGATTTTCAATATGTCTGAGAATGCCGGTAATTACTTCAGCCACTTTTTCATCAGACTCGGTATTCATGCCATGAGCAACCATCCGAGGTCTTTGCTGTCTTTGTTGATTGGCAATCTGACGGCAATACGCATCAATCTTGTTGATTGTCAAATAAGGTCTAGATTCAAGCAATCGGCTATTCTGAATCTCTACAGGCCATTGATCGCCACCTGCAAATTTCAGGTCATCTAAAGCCTCAACTCGATTATTAGAGTCATTTTCAGAGCAAAAGCGCAGAAACTCTTTAGCTTCCTCAATTACTCCTGATTCATAGTCATCGCCATATTCGGTGGAATAGACACCACCATTGCTTGCAACATTCATTACCATAATGTTTTCCTATTAGCTCATCCAGCTTGTAACATCATAATTCATGGGCTTTCTTTTGACTACTTTCTTTTCTTGAATCATAAGCCCAATATATCTAAAAGCATCAGCTCCATGAGAATAATTATCATGAACTGGTGTCTTACTAAATTGCTTAGTATCTGGATCTACATCATATCTGTAGTGCCTTAAGCAGTCTAGACCTGCTGTAGTCAAATTTTTGTCAAAGTAACAATTACTAAATATGGTTCTGGCAGCATTGATTGAGTCAGCAATAGGCACTCGGTCAATGATATTTACTTTAAATCCAGCAGCTCTTACGATTTCTTCAATGCTTCTGCCATTGGATGCAATAGTCTTATTTCTAGCATCATGAGGCAAATACAAGGTGTCGTAGACGTATCCATAGGTTTGCATCCTGCCTAGAATCTCACTCATTGTGGTCTGAGTGGTTTCAAAATAGCGGATTAGCCTAGTTTCCATGCCTACAAACTGCACAAACCATACTGCCGTAGCATCAGCCCAACCAATATCAAACACCGCCATTACAGGCTTTGTTGCATCGTAAGGCACATTGGTAATCCGATTGTCTTGCTCTGCCCTTTGCATTTCTCTGGCAAAGACTGCTCCATCAATGGTGCTTCTAGTAAAACCTTCCCAGACATTCTGATAAGCCTCAAAATCCCTATTCATCAGGGATTGCCTCTCCAAGTCTAGGACAGCAGGAAACCAAGGATTGTCATTCCAGTTTACTTTTTGCACTACAGCATTATCAGGAGGGTTCAGAATAAATCGCTTGTAGGTTTCATCTGTCGGAAGCTCTGGGTTAAAGGTAATCCATATCTCAGAGTTTTCTTTACGGATGGTCGGAATAAGAATATCCCAAGATAGCTTGGTAATATTGTTTGCCTCCTCACACCAACAATAGTCAATACCCTCAATAGACTTTAAGCCATTGATGTTGTTCTTAATGCCAGCAAAGATGAACTCTGTGCCATTTCTGCCTCTAATGGTGCTTTGAGTAATCTCATAATGAGCTTCTAGCTTTAGGTCATAGATTTGGTCTACTAGAAGCTTATGAACAGAATCCTTAATTGAAGTCTGGAACTCACGAGCACATAGAACTCGAATGGTCTTGAGCACTCCCTTGCATAGCAGCATTCTGGCCACACTATGCGATTTTCCGCCCCCTCTTCCGCCATGGAGTATTCTGTACCGACTATGTTCTGGCTCAACTAAGCATTTAAGCTTTTTAGGGAACTTAGGCCAAATAAAGCCTGTTGTATCAACTTGGCTTGTCATTGCCATCAACAAACATAAAGCCTATGCCTTTGACGAACTCTGCTCCATCTGGGCCACTTATCTCAGTTGCTTGGACAGCTTTTCCATCCATTCTGTCGATTACTTCCTTTACAGCCCAAGGTTCTCCTTCTACAGCAGCATCTACAAGCTTTTCTGTTACTTGCCTTAGTTTAAAAGCATCATTTTGAACAAGAACTTTTCTCAACTGATCGGCAAAGAGTTTCCCTTTCCTAGCATTCTGATTGCCTTTTAAGCTCTCAGCGATCTTCTCATTCTTTGAGTTAATTGTTTCAGTTTCCATGTCCATGATTTTATTAGCTTTAGGTTAATGATTGTTTAACTTTAAGTTAATGGTACTACTCATTGTCCATACTGTCACTATTAGCCTCTGCTTGATCTACATCAGCTTGAAAAGTAGGGCTATTGATAAGGTTGGTATACTGATCCTGTAGTTCTTGTGGCACTCCTGGCTGAATGATTAATGCATTCATATCTGCCTGAATTTCTTCAGTAGATTGAGGAATAGGGTATGGAAGGTAAACATTAGGGGCTGTCATTGTGCTGGAGCTTCTATAGTAGTTTCAGCAGGTACTTCTGGAGTTGCTTCTTCTTGAGGGGCTGCTGCCATTTGTTCTGCTACTGATTGATTAGCTTTAATAATAATTTCATCATGAAGCTTTTGTACCAATTCCATAGGAAGTTTTCTCAATCCTGCAAGGATTAGCTCTAATTCGGCTGTTGTATGCTCAAAAGCTACTTTTACTGATTTAATGTCCATTTTGATTCCTTTAAGTTAATAGTTCTTTGTTTTAAGTTTACAGTTGGCTGCCTCGGCTGGGCTCGAACCAGCGACCAAATGATTAACAGTCATCTATTCTACCTACTGAGCTACAAGGCAATAATGAGCTACTAGCCTATCAGATATATCGCTGGTAAGAAAGCTCGATATTCGCATTCCAGGGATAGGTATTCGCCCAATTCTTTACTTTTTGCCTTTTTTTGTTGCTACTTTCTTAGCTGCATTCTTTTCTGCATAAGCTATGGCAACTGCCTGTTTTACAGGTTTACCTGCTTTTACTTCAGTTTTGATGTTTTCTTTAAATGCTTTAGCACTTGTTGATTTCTTGAGTGGCATGATTTTTCCTTAACAATTCCAGTTTTTGAGGGATGCTTTGGCTCGTTCTGCTGGGCCTTTAGCTTTCTTTACTACACCTTCCATACGAGCACAAAACGATGCTTTTCTGCCTTTATCCTTTTCAGTCTTAGGATTTGGGGCAGGAGCTTTTAAATTACTGCCGTTTTTAGCGTTGTATTCAGCCCTACCTTTGGCAGTCATTCCTGCGCCTTTTTCGGTAGGATTGTAGGTTTTGCCTTTTCCAGTAGTTTTGTGGGGAATAGGCTTATCATGTTTTTTAGTAGCCATGATTACTTTTTCTTAGCAGTTTTAGCTGATTGTTTAAAGGCTGCAGCAGTTGGTGCGCCTTTACTTCCAGGCTTACGCATTTTCTCTACAGGCTTGCCTTCTGCCTTTTCTTTCTTGATGCGTTCTTGTTTTGCATGAATATTTGCATAGAGTCCAGGTTTAGTTGCCACTTTTTTGCTCCTTGTAGTTGCCTTTTTAAGGGCTGGTTTAACTTTTACTGCTGGTTCTTTCTGAAATTCTGCCCATGACTTTAATATTTCATCCGCAGTCATGGATTGCTGTTTCTTTGGAAAAGACGTAAATGGTCTTGTTTTAAGCCAATTTAATAGTTTTTTAAACATTAGAATCCTCCGCAAAGCAGACATCTGCCCATTGCATGATTAGATACTTTACCCCATCCTCATAATAGGCATGGTAACGCAAGTACTCCTCGCCCCTGTCATCGTTCATAGTGCCAAAGCGAATTCTTGCGCCTACTTCGATGGGCATATCTTCTCTGCGACCACCGGATAGTTTCTTGCCAGGGCCAACAGCAACAACTGTACCCATGTTTTCTACTTCTTTATTATCAACAATAATAATGCTAGAAAGCTCACGCACGTCAGGTTTGACTACGATTTTGTCTGCTAATGGCTTTAATTTCATGATTTTTTAGGCCTTCCTGGTTTCTTTTTTGGTTGTTCTTCATGAACAGTAAAAGTTAACCCAGTAGTTATGGCTTCAATTACATGGTTTTTCAAGGGTTGCCATTCCCCACACCAATCGTCATTTGATTTGTTTTGCACAATAGGAAAACGCTTGCAGATGCCCATTCTTTCCCCAAAAGAAAAAAATCGACATAAATTACAAGTATCTTTATGCTCTTTTATAGCCACAGTTTCTCCGATTAATTGTGGTTAGAGAACCCCTAGTTTACCTTCACGTGCTAGGGGTTTTCGTTTTACATAGGGTCTTTTTCGTATTTATCTTCAGGTGCGTATGCTGTGCGCTTGTGCTCATAGCAAACACCTTCGGTACGACCAGTATTGAACTGGTGGTCAGCACCAATAGCATCTTCTTTACCCATCGCAACACCACCACGATGAGATTTTTCCATGCGTTCGCCAGACATATCTGCCTTGCTTGCACCTTTAGGTACTACTACACCCTTTGCTGGAATACCAGCAGTACTATTTGGGTCAGTTGTTTTTCCCATTTTCATCATTTTTAATTCCTTTTTTAGCTAAAAAGACTGCAAAAGCGCAGTTTAGTTATTTTGCCTTATCCATTACCCATGTCAAGCATTTTAATTAAGCGTATAGCAGCATCAACAGAGTCTATTCTGCTAACTGGGCCACCTCGCCAATTTTGCATAAATTTGACTTGGCTTTCGGTATAAGGTGCTTTGTCATTTCTCTTAATTTCACAAAGAACGCTGTGTTTTTTGTAACCAATCAAAATATCTGGACAGCCTTCGCCAACTCTAGAAAGGTTTAAAACAGATGCCCCCAAAGCAATAAAAGTATGGATTATTTGACTCTGGTTTTCATCAACTCGTTTCCGATAATTAGTCATTTAGTAATGCCTCAATTTTCTCAATAAGCTGCTCCGGTGAATACCCCCAATATTTAGTGAATCCTTTAGCTCCAAGGCTGTGAATACTGGTATCTCCAAGTCGATGGTGATAAGCGCAAAGTCCAATTGCTGGTGCAAGGTCACGTTTTCCGCCATATCTACGCACGTGGTGAATTTCTGTTGGTGTATCGGTTGTTTCAATGCCATTTTGCCTGCACAATATGCAGCCCAATCGTGCCAATTTTGCATATTGTTCTTTTTTTGTTGCCATTAGAAAGGCTCGGTTAAATCCACAAAGTTAAATAAATGCTTGGGAACGTCATAATAAGCTTCATGTTTTGTATCATCTTTCATTTCCCACAAAGGATGCTTAAAAACTTCATCTCCAGCAATCCAATAAGCATGAGTCATATCTTGAGTTAATGCAAAAAACAATGTTTTAGGCACTTCTAGCATATGCTTTTTACGCATTGGAACATGGATAGTATCAAAAGGGCAAGTTGGACTCCATTGCCTAACCTCAACTTCAGCAAAACCTACCCTAAAACCATTTTTGCCCATAATCAAATCTGTGCCATATTTATCAGGATTATCTTTACTGTCATAACCCCATTTCATTTTTAACCAAGCAGACACCGCAGCCCTAGCTGGTGGGTCATATTTGTCATGCAAATCTTGGTCAAACTTCTTTATCTTCACCAGCGATATCCTGTAATTTAAGAGCCATTTCAATTAAATCAGTAGCTATTTCATAAGCTCTTTGCCCATTTTGTTTAAGCATGGCATCGTAATAACCCTCTAAAAGCTTTTTGGATACCAAATATGGAAGGCTAAAGTCTTTCATTTACATATTTCCTTGTCTGCGGTTTGAAGATAAAGTGCGCCAAATATCAATAATTCTAATTTCATGATTTCTTTGATTGTCAATAAGTTTGAAATCTTTAAAAGCTTGAATATGGTCTAAAACTGCCTGATTGTATTTAAGGCTTGCCTTGGCTTTTGCTTCTCTTTCGGCTACTGTACCATCAGCCAACAAAAATTCATGCGCCTGAGCTTGTTTAATGCTTTCCTCAAGCCTTTTTACCTCACCACCTAAGTCTGCATGATTTTTATCTGTGTCAGAAAGAAAAATTAAAGCTTCTTCCACTCTGTTTTCAGTTAATTGTTCAAGATTCATTTTTCAAGTCTTTCTTTAAGGATTTGGAAAGCGGTTGCTGCACAAAGTGGGACTTGTCCATTTCCAATGGCTTTAATTCTGTCCACCGCACCGGCCAACCCATTAGCCACTCTGCCCACGCTGGGTTCAGTTGCCCACCAAATTGCATTACCGATATCATCGCTAAATCGGTTTGATGTTTCTCTGCTCTTTTGAAACACAGTTCTTTGTTGTAATTCAGATTTCTGTACATCCCAGCATTTGGTGTTGGATAAGTTTCTATTCGTTTCTTCAATGCTTTTCGACTGTTGCTTCCCCCATCTATCCCTGTCGTGCAAGGTGTATGGAAAAAGTTGATGTTGTTGGGTATTTTTTCCAACAATCCAAATTCTTTGTCTAAGATGGTTTGCGCCAACATCGGCTGCGGAAAGCACTCCCCATTCCGCATCGAACCCCATCTTGGCCAAATCTCTAAGGACTGTTCCAAGTCCTCTAGAAGTGAGCATTGGGGAATTTTCCACAAAAACGTATTGGGGTCTAACTTCGCTAATGATTCTTGCCATTTCTTTCCACATTCCGCTTCTTTCTGCTTCGATTCCCCCCCCCCTTCCTGCTGCGGATATGTCTTGACAGGGAAATCCTCCAGATACGACATCAACAATTCCTCGCCAAGGCTTTCCATCAAAGGTTTGAACATCATCCCAAATTGGGAAACTCGGTAAAAGTCCGTCATTTTGTCTGGCGCACAATACGCTTGCTGGATAGGCTTCCCATTCAACTGCACAGACTGTTCTCCATCCAAGCAAGTGTCCCCCAAGTATTCCTCCACCAGCACCTGCGAAAAGAGCCAACTCATTTAAAGATTCCTTAATTAATTGCATTTTGAGCCAATTTAAGCAATATTTTTTGTTTTAAAGTTTGATAAGTGTCATAACCTGTTGCATGAATACCGATTTCTCTAGCTTTGGCCTCTATACCAGCATCACTAAACATCCATTGCTTATCTTGTTTTTTTTCTTCTTTTTGCTCGCTAACAACAATAATTTCATCCTCCCAATGACGGCCTTTAATCCAACGTTCAGGGTCTTTACGAAATTGTTTTTCAGTTACTTGTGCATATTTTTTAGCTTGTTCTAAAACAGTTTCTAATAAAACTTGGTCAATGTTGGCTTTTAACCACTCTTTTTCAGCTTTTGGTTTGCCTCTTTTTTTATCGTATATATCCCAAAATAAATCAAAGCCGATAGGCTTAGGTTTTAAATTAGAAGATGAAGATGAAGATGAAGATGAAGGGGTTGGTTTTTGCTTATCCTTGAGATTAACCTTAAGCATAGGATTCCCACCTAATTTTCCTCCAGCAGCTCTTATGTTTCTTAAATTTTCATCTTTAATCATGCGCCTAGAACATATAGCTCCATCATCAATGTCATAAACACCAGCTTCATACAATTCTTTAAGCCAAATTTCTACAACCTCAATTGACTCACCAACCATGCGAGAAAGGTTTTCTGAATGGATAACCTTATTACCAACCTTAAGATAACCATATGGATTTCCTTCATGCATATAACAAATCATGTCCATCCATAATCCCCTTGCTCCTGTAGAGCATGACCTTAAAGCGGTATCTCTAAGCCAATCGGCAGGGTAAAACTGAAAAGATGGTCTTTTCATTTATTTTTTCTTCCTTTGTGATGAGTATTGAATAAAGGCTTAAGTCTGTGAATTAACCTAACTTCCCTCATAGCCCATTCACCCAATTTTTTTGTTTGTTTGTATTTCACAGTTATGATTACTTTGTCATCCAGTTCTTGCCAAGGTGTAACAATATTTTTGGCATATCCATATCTAAAAGAATGATCTGAAAATCTGTTTTTTAAGTTGTTTGTAGAGCCGATATATACCAAATCATCGTCAAAATAAACTGCATATACACCAGGTGTATAAGGCATATTTTGTTTGCCATTCATTAAATTAAACGATTCCCAAGCCATATCAATCTTTCGCAAAAATATCAGGTCTAATCATTTCTCTAGTAATGCGACCTTCTGACAATTCCACTATTTTTCGCAAATGCTTGATGGGAATACCTCTGTTTCGCCATTGATAAACTGCTGTTTCCCTTATGCCAAGTAGCATAGCCAGCTTATATAGCGAGCCAAATTCCACCTTTAATTCAGTAAAAATATCCATAAAATCTCCTTTGTTTGGCTATATTAGCACATTTTACCACTCTCAATACTAGGGAAAGTCCTAATAAAATAATTAAATAAAAGTGTTGATTTGTGTAATTTTAGTGTATAGTGGAGTCTAGTTCAACAAGTGATGAAGGGAAGTGAAATGAAAGATGCAATTGGAGTAATAGTTTTAGGTGTAGTGCTAGGAGTGATGTTTGCTTATGCAATTATGGGAGGATTTTAAAATGGGTATGTCTAGACACGATGCTTACTATGAGCCAGAAGATGACTACATGGATTCTGACGAACTCCAGGCAGAAGTAGCCGACCTTATGAAAGATGAATACAACCCTTGTAAATGGGATAACTTCAATGAAGCTTTTGCAGCTACTCAAAACAAAGATGACATAGCAGCTTTAGAAGAAATGCTTGAGAAGCGAGATTTTGAAGCTTTAGGTCGCAAGTTGTGGAATATGTCTTATGAATATATGGAAAGCTTTGCAACAGGCAAAGTAACAGGTCAATATTAAGGAGAAAGTGATGACTACAAAACCTACAAAACCAGCAGCAATAGATTACAAAGAAGATGCAATTTGGAATCGGTTTAATAAAGATGAGGCCCTGATTTCTCAGCTAATCATTCTTAAAAAGTATCTTGAAGGTGAAGATTCTATAAAAGGCCATGCAGTATCAATGCTTGATGGCCTAGTCGATAAGTTGATTTGCGACCAAATTGACATGATCTCTGAAGCAAAAATCCCATATTAAGGAGTAAGTGATGAAAACTTTTAATGAATTAAGACTTATCAATGTCAATGAGCATACAGAACGCAAAGGTAAATTTACCTACCTTTCATGGACTTGGGCAGTAGACCAGCTTCTACAGAACGACCCAACCGCCACTTGGACTTTTGGTGACCCTGTTTACTTCAATGAATCAGTAATGGTTTTTTGCACAGTAACCGCTATGGGTAAATCTATGACTTGTCAGATGCCTGTTATTAATAATATGAACAAGGCTATTGCCAACCCTAATGCAATGGATGTCAATACCGCCATGATGCGATGCCTGGTTAAATGCATTAGTTTGTTTGGTATAGGTTTATACATTTACGCTGGTGAGGATTTGCCGGATGAAGAAGTGCCTGATTTGACCGCAGAAGCGGATAAATGGGTTTTAGCTATAAGTGGCACTAAGTCTATGGATGAGCTTAAAGAAATCTATGGAGCAGCCTATAAAGCCCTTAGCAAAGATAAATCAGCCGTAGACAAGTTAGCTAGTGCTAAAGACTTGCAAAAAGGCACTTTAATGGCATTGCAATCATGAGCTGGGCCGATAAAGTAGCCATCGCTACATTGGTAGTAGCATCTATTATTTTGATGGCATTTATTAGATTAATGATTAGATTAGGCGGAATATGACAACTTTTACAAGTCAAGACAGAGAAGCTGCACAAATTGTTCAAGGCACAAAGGAGTGGCATCAGCTTAGATTAGGCAAGGTTACGGCTTCTAGAGTAGCCGACATATTGGCTAAGACTAAAACAGGGCCATCCGCTTCAAGGCAGAATTACCTTATTGAATTAGCCTTGCAACGCACTACAGGCATCATTCAAGAATCTTACTCCAACTCTGCAATGGAATGGGGTACTCAAACTGAACCACAAGCAAGGGTAGCTTATGAGGTTAGAACCAATAATTTTGTCGACCAAGTCGCTTTCATTGAGCATCCTAGTATTGATTGGTTTGGTTGTAGCCCTGATGGTCTTGTGTCTGATAGGGGGCTTGTGGAAATTAAGTGTAGGCATTCTGCTAGTCATTGGGAAACTATCAAATTGGATGAAATACCTAAAAAATATTGGATTCAAATGCAAGCGCAATTAGCTTGCACAGGCAGAGAATGGAATGACTATGTTTCTTTTGACCCTCGCATGCCAGAACGTAGCCAACTATATATAAAACGTGTTTTTAGGGATGAAGAATTTATTTCTGAAATGGAATCGGAAATTAAAAACTTTCTTTTAGAAGTTGAAACAGAAGTCAATCTTATGAGAAACAGATGAAAAAACAACTTTATTGGGTTTGGGCAGCAATGATACAAAGATGCGAAAACCCAAACAATAAGCAATTTTATAACTATGGAGCTAGAGGCATTCAAGTTAGCAAAGAATGGCGGTCATCTTTTAATCAATTTATAAAAGACATGGGTATTCCTAATGCTGGAATGACTGTGGAAAGAATAAACAATGATTTGGGATATTCAAAAGATAATTGTCGTTGGGCTAATAGGCATGACCAAGCAATTAATAGAAGATTGTTTAAAAGCAACAAACTTGGAGTTAAGGGTATAGAAATTAGAAATTACGGAGCTTATAGAGTACGAATTAAAAGGCATAAAAAATTAGTTTTAGATGTAACAGTAAGTGATTTTTTTGAAGCGTGTTGTATTAAGAAGTCTTTTGAAAACAAGAAAGGGATGTAAATTATGGGAATTGAATATTATTTAAAAGCTCCGGTGTCTGAATATACAGATAAAGATGGGCAACTAAAAAAGCGGTATCAAACCATTGGCATAGTAACCAAAACCAAAAAAGGTGACTTAATGGCTAAGATAGAAATGATACCTTTGCTTGGCATGAAAGAAGGAGCATTTTGGTGTTACTTAAATGTTCCGGAAGATAAACCAGACCAGCCTAAGCCTTTAGCTGATATTGAATCTGATATTCCTTTTTAAGGAGCTAACATGGACTCAAATTACATTTGGACTGCAAGTGGAACAGATATTACAATTCGTTGGAAGCAATTAGGCTGGATTCCACCTTCGGAGGTACAAGGATACAGAGATAAGTGGCGGTACTACCAAAACTTACCTTTGCGCCAATTAGACGATGCAGCAAAAGAGCAATATGAACAGGTCTTGCGTAAGGCCAAAGTTTTAAGGATAAAATAATGAAAAAATTAACTGTAAAAGAACCAGCAATTAAAGAAAAGTCTGGCAAAGTAATTGTAGCTAAGTCAAAAGCTTATAGCCATCAAGACTTAAAAAAGATGGTTGGCAAAGAAGCTAAAGGTGCAAAGCATGAGTTTGAGCTTTCTAATGGTCGAATTGTCACTCGCAAAGTAGCTGCAAAGGTAGCTGAAAAAGCTGGTGAAGTACCTAAATCCGTTGGAAAAAAACTACACAGCCATGATTTGCGTAGGGCTGAAGGCATTAAAAAGAAAAAAATATGACTAATGATGAGGCTATGCTTTTTGGAGCAGTTGTGATGATAGGCACAGCTTTTGTCATTCTTTATTTAATCGGAAAAGACAATGACAAGTGAACCAGTACCTTTTGGCGGTAATGTAAAAGTACCAAGTGATGATTGTGAAGAAGCTTTCTTTGCAGTTTATCCTGACTTTTTCTATGAAGGCTCTACAGCTCTTAATTTATGGACTCAAGCCTGGCAAGCAGCCCTTGACCATGTAGAGAATAAAAAGCCAGTAATCCAGCTTATATGAGAAAGAAAAAGATTCGAGTTACCTATGAAGCTAGGTACAAAGAATTGCTTAAAGAGTATCAAGGTGTATTAGATAAAATGGGCAAACAAACTGTTAGAATTATTAAGCTTCAAAAGCTAATTCGAGAGGCCCATGAAATTATGATGAAGCATATGGATTACAAAGATTAACCCTTTTAAGGGCAGTTAAGCCGACCTTCAAGGATGTCAAAGTGTATAGTTTTTCGGTTTTCTTATACACATATACATCAATATGTATAGAAAATGACCAAATTGATGCCCTACTTTTTTTGTGGATGCGCTTTACTCATAGGCAAAGATTCATGTTTTTTTAGCTCTCGCTTGACTTCCACAATGCCATGTCTAAGCTGCATAAACTCTTTATCTTCTTTTTTTTGTTGAGATTTTGATTCAATCTCCATGTTTTTTGTATTCATATTAAGCTCCTAAAATATCCATAGCCTTATGGATTTTATTGATTCGGTCATCTAAGCCTACTGTACCGCCATTAATTCTTTTGGTCATGGTTGTCCAATCTTCATTGTCAGCCAAAGAATTTAAGCCTTTTTTGTTCCAAAACCAGCCAGCCGACATACAAGCCCATTGAGGCTCTAAAAGAAGGCTTGGTTGCTCTGTTAAAGATTGTCCTAGGGCATCCCCACACACTTGGTAATTAGACCGCCCTGTGAGCTGAAAAATGCCTCTGGCATGAAACTTAAACCCATCACCATCTTCAGTATTGCCAAGGTCTGCCCTACCGCCATAAACCTTATTAGCTAATTTTTCAGGATTATTCGCATATTGATTAGCCACATCCAAACTAGGAAATCTACTAGGCCAAACAGCCATAAGTCGATTAGCTGAGTAGGATAGTCCTTCTTCAAGGGTTTTAAAATTGTTGGACTCATGTTGTGCTTGTCCTATAAATGCAGCTTGTCGCTTTGAAGTATCAATGCCATATTTGGCAAAAGTATCATTTAAAGGTTCGAGCCACTTAGCATCAATACCAAGTGCTTGTAATTGTGATTCTGTCATTTTTTATTCCAAAGCTCAAATAGGCTTTTAACTTTTTCTTCTAAAACACCAATACGAACATCCATCTTAGCCAAAGCAATAACTAAAGCCACAAATCCTATAACCATAGGCCAAATCTTAGCCAAAACATCTACCATGTCCATTATTTAGTTACTTCATCATATTGTTTGTAACAGGCTTCTAAGGCTGTCCGCAGTTTGTCGGCTCTGGCAGCTTCCCATTCAAGAAAAGAGCCATCCTCGGCATAAAGGGACAACCCAGTTCCACTTTGTCCATTGCTGGATATTTGACTTGTCCTACTGGGCCTGCTGCGCAACTCGACAAGAGCATTAGCAAGCTGATTGTTAATAGAATTGATTTGAGCATCTTTGTCTTTCCTTATTTGGTCAGTTGCATCTTGTATTTGATGTTCTTTTTCACGAGCATTAGCTATTTCTTCTGCCTTATATTCTTCAAAAGCATTATGTTCATATCTGCCATAGCCTATTCCAGCCATAGCTACTACTGCCAAACCAATCATTAAATAAGAACTAATTGGTAGAGGAAACATCGTTTTCCTTTTGAGTTGCAGCTTTAGCTCCAATCATGACACCAGACCCACCCAAAACTGTGCCAAATCCCACACCAAGTTGTGAGAAATCCATAGAGCCACCATGTAAAACATGAATGATAGCAATCCCCAAGAAACCAAAAAGAGAAGCAACAGCACAAACACGAGCAGCACAATAAGTTTCATTATTGTCCTCTGTCAAAATGTCTTTAAATAGTTTCATTTTTTTGTAGTAATAGTATCTGAGCCTTTGGTAACTGTTACTTTATCGCCATCTACAGTTACAGACATAGGAGGTTCTTTATCGGCTAGATGGTCAAGCCTCTCAATAAGTTGCTGAATAACAGTAAATTCAGGTTTTTCTTCTTTTTCAGTTGTTCCGGATACTGCGTTCATCATATTGATAATAGCCATGATTGCACCTCCAGCCATACCAATAACCGCAGCAATCTTAGCCGTATCTAGAAAAATACTAGCTGCTACAGAAATGACAATAATTGCTGTGATGTAAGCTAATCCATGCTGACCAATAGAACGACCAGCTACTTCTTTTGCTGAATCAAAATTGTTATTTTCCATAATTATTTAGTTAAATAATGTTTAATTAAATCAATTACAAATTCTTTACCAAACAAAACTGAAAATATCACTATATAAAGCATATATTCAATTTTTTGCATCCTTTGAATACCTTTAGCAAAAGATTCTTGAATACCTTCATATCTTTGAGCACAAATAGCTTCATGCACAGACAACCTTTTATCGGTGTCATGCACCTGATCTTCTATGGTTTCCATTACTAATTCCATTAAGTTTTCATGATGTATGCAAGAGCATAGTATGGAGGAAGATTAGCATTAGTGCCGCTAGTGCCAGCATAATCATTCGTAGTAGCTACTGTAATTAATGTAACCGCTGAATTTGTTGCTCCAACTTGATCCCATGCACCATTAGTAGGTACATTATAAGTTGTACCAGCAAAATGCTCTAAAGCATTATTGCCAAAGTTGTGAGCGTGGCCTGGATCACTAACTGTAGAAGTTGCAGTATGAGTATGACTTACAACAATAGCATCTGCGCTACCACCTGTTTGACCTACTGAATAAGAATTACCTGCGCCTAAAACAAAAGAATTTCTAAGGTCTGGAGTTCCATTAGTACCATCACAAATTACATATCCACTAGGAATTGAACCAGTTGATCCTGACCAAATTAAGATAACTCCTGATGGCAAAGTAGGTGATGCAGAAGGAATTTGAGTCAGAATACCTGCAATATTGTCATAGGTATTTATAAGATTATTGTTTGCATCTTCTACAACAAATTTATAAGAGTATCCTGATTGAAGCCATAATTCTTGTGCAAGCTTTCCATCTGTTCCTAAAATAATAGGATTAGTTTGAACAATGTTTCCATTGACTGTTGTATAAGTAGAAAGAGGTGTTGAGCTACCTGCTTGATAAGTAAAAATTTGACCTCCAGCTAAAGGCAATCCAGTAGAACCAAATATAGTTTGACCATTAAATAAAGGGGATAAATTTACTGTTGCCATTATTGTCCTTGAGGTGTTGGTTGCCCAGACAACAAACCTCTAAGGGTTGTAGCTGGAATATTTTTAGCTCTAGATTCAAATTTAGGCATTTCACCTAATCGCATCATATCAGCAAGCTTAGAAATTTCATTAGTTTTTAATTTTTCAGCAGCAATTTTTGATGCATAACTTCCAGCAGCAGTTGGAATACCAATATGTAATCCACCACCATATCCAATAGTTCCTTGAGTAAGGACTCCTAAAATACTATCAGGAGCAAACTTACCTGCAAGAGCTAAAGTTTTTTGAATATTATTTCCTTTTGCTACATCAATAATTGCGCTTTGTTCTTCTGGAGTAAAGGTTCTCATTCTTCTTGGATTTGTAGCAAGTTGCTTCATTTGCTTTGTCAAAGAAGTATTTAAGTCTTTATCAAATTGAGCATTTTCAAACATATCATCAAAAATTTCAGCTTTTTTAAGTTTGCTGTAAGTTTGACGAGCATCTTGCCAAATTTTTAATCCTTCAGGATTTCCGCTAGTTAAATGTTCAGGGGGAGCACTTAATACATATTCATCAAAATTGTCTTTTAAAATACTTGCAAGTCTGCGAGTTTCTGGGTCTGTGCTTTTTTGTTGAGTTTGAATCATTTTGCGAATAGCTTGCAATCTATTAAAGTCTTTTGACTTTTCTGTTTCTTGCATTCTATTCAAAACACCTTTAATACCTGCAAATCCTTCAGGTGTAAATCCTTCATTTTCTAATTCATGTTCAGCAACTTTCATTGCATCAGAAAATTTATAACTATTAAATCTAATATCCGAAGCCTCAGCTTGAGCATAAAGATTTTTAGCAGCTTGTGCCAACTCAGATTGTTTTGGAGCATTTAAAGCATTTTGCTTAATAGTAAATCCAAAAGGAGCACCAGCGACAGCTCCAGCACCCATAGCTAAATAAGGGTTGCCAGTTTTTTCATATACAGCCTGGCTTGCTACAGCAGAAGGAATGGCAGCAGCTATTTGTGATTTAGGCGCAGTAGCAGCAGTTTCAGCAACTCCCCTAATAAAAGGTGAAGCTGCTGTAGTTGCTAATCTAGTGACAGCAGGTAATTCAGCAGCAGTACCGCCCATTGCTCCACCAGCAGTTTGAATCATTCTTTCTGGGCCTGTTTGTGCAACAGGAAGTCCAGCTTGTGTCATATATTGCTGTGCAACATCACTTGGCATCTGAAGCTGAGGGATATTAGTACCAGCAAAGCGATTAATGCCACCTGTGACAGCATTAATGCCAGTATTTAATACATCGCCAGCAGGAAGCGCAACAGAGCCTACAAGAGCTCCTGGAGGCCCTGCCAAAGTTCCACCAATAGCAGCACCAGTTACAGCAGGAGTAGCACCCCTAGCAAACAATCCAGCAGCTCTAGGTAAAGTTAAATTAGGTTTTGGTTGAAGCTCTGATTCAGGTATATTGGTGCTTCCTGGCAAAGATTCTGGATTTACAAAAAGTTTATTATTTTCAGCAAGGTCTACACCTTCTAAAACTTTATCAAGATATTTTTCTGGGTCTTTAGTTTTAAATCCGCCATAAGCTTTCATAGCTTTTACATAATCGCCACCATGCTCTTTATGCAGTTGGCTAATGTAATAATCCATGGCAGCTCTAGCTTCATCTTTATTAAATGGATTAAATTCCACTCCTTGTTTATGAAGCATAGCTACAGTTTCAGGCATAAATTGGCCTAAACCCATAGCACCTGATGTAGGATTTACAGCAAGAGGATTACCAGAGCTTTCAGTTTGAATGACATTTTCTAAAAGCTTTGTTGGAGTGCCATAGCTTTTTTTAGTATCAAATTTGTTGGACTCAGGAGGTGTATAGCCCATAACCTGAACACCTGGCTTACCTGTGCCAGTTTTACCAGAACCAGGCAAAAGATCAGGTTCTGATAATGAATCTGGATCAACAAATTCTAAAGCCATTATTTGCCCCTAGTAGCAATATTATTGATGACTCGCAAATCTTCTTGAGCCTTTTTGTATCTTTCAGATTTTTCTCCACCAAGCTCTTTAGTAATTTGAGTTAATCCATCTTTGTCTGTACCAGCATTTCTCTTGGCATCAGCCAATCGAATAGAATCTAAGTTTAAATTAGAGTTCCATTTTTGTTGGTAATCATTAGCATACAAAGGATTGTTATTGCTAATAGTTTGTGATTGAGCTACCCCATGATTAAACATTTGAACACCATAAGCCAATGCTCTGTTATATCTTGAAGTATATTGAATGGCATCTGGATTCCAGGTAGTTTTACCTGCTGTTTGAACAGCTTGCTCAATTTGTTTTTGAGTTCCACCAGTACCACCCATTTTTCCTGCTCCATATGCAGGATTTTGTGATAGCAAGTTAGTTTCATTAGTTAATACATGGCCCAAAATATCAAAGTTTGCTGCTGGATTTTTATAATTAAAGTCAGGAATTCCAACATAATTGCCTTTAAGGGCATTCCATAATTGAGAACCTTGTCCAGTATCGGTAACTTGTGATAATTGAATAGCTTGGTTTGCAGCAGATTCAATTTGAACAGCTTTACCAGCTTGCTCTCTTGATGTATTAACTAAACTATTGCCAAGCTCAAGATTAGTTTCAGTTTGAGGAGATAGTTTAGAAACAGCAGGTTTTTGTTGATTTGCAGGTCTATTCATCTGGTCAGGTGTAACACCACCTTGACCACCACCGCCTACAGCAGAACCGCCAACTTGACCGCCACCACCTACCAAATACTTTGTACCTGGAGGCAAACCAGAGTTATCTCCTGGTTGAGCAACTAGCTCTGTACCTGGTGTTAATCCTAATGCAGTTGCTGGGCCAGCCTGAACTCCTGGTGCTTGACCAGTAAGCATAGGATTTCCTGTAGTAAGAGGAGCAGTAACACCACCAAGATTTGTTTGAGTTGGCTTTGGATATAAAGCATCTAATTGACCTTGAGCAGTCAAAGTTCTAGCTAAATGACTAGCAAGCCAAGCTTTTAATTGTGTTGGTGATCCATTTTGAGGAATACTTGATAAAGTTTGATCTACAACATTTTGTGGAGTACCTGCATTTTTAGCATGAGTCATTACAGAATCAACAAGGTCTTTGCTTGTTAAATTTTCTTTGGTAAGTAATTTTTGTTGATCTTGTGCTACTGCTGTTAAATGATTTGTATAATTTTGTAGTTGAGCTGTATCAGCTTCAGCTTTAGCTTTTTGAGCAGCAGCTTGACCTACTTCAATTTCTGAAGGCAATAATGCTTTTTTCTTTTGAACTTCAAGACTTTTGCTTGATATATCAAGCATATCTGCAATAGTAATAGGTTTAGGAGCATTTTGATTGCCATAAATGCTTGCATCAATATTTTGACCTAATTGAGGAACTGAAACTCCGCTTGTGCTAATTGCCATAATTTATTCCTTAAGCTGGATTTACTGTAAATGAATTACCAGCAGTAGGTGTCATAACCCCAGGTGTTGCGCCTTGTGCAATTTCACTTGGAGTATATCCACCTAAATTTTGATTATTTAAACTTTGATTAGGTAAACCATTAAAATAACCATAACCAATACTACCTATAGAATTTGCTGCACCGCCAGCAATATTTCCTTGTGCAATTTGACTAGCTGCTTGAGCATTGGCTGCGCCAATACCAATATTTGCTATGTTGGTTGCTGTACCTAATTGAGCATTAGCAGAACCAGTTGCGCCAGCAAGACCTAAATTAGCATTAGCAAGATCAAGAGCAGAAATATTTCCACGTTGAGTTTGAAAGTTGTTAAATGCATTTTGATAAGCATTTTGAGCATAATTTTGACCAAAAGTATTTAATGCTTGTTGTGCATTTCCGCCAATTAAACCACCTGATGCATTAGCTTGTTGCGCTGCACCAGTCATTCCTTGCTGTAATCCAAAAGCATAATTAGGAGCTAAATTAGCATTTAAGTCTTGATTACTAAATTGTTGATTAAAGTAAGGATTATTAGAAGTAAGGCTTGCTAATGGAGTTTTTCCATAATCAGCATAAGGAGTAAATTGTTTTGATGCCTCTTGACCAGCAGCAAGTAAATTTTGTTGTTGTGCTCTTGCAGCATCAGCTTGTGTTTGGGCAGCATTTTGCTGACCTTGCGAGCTCATATAAGCACCGCCAAGGACTGCTGCCCCTCCGATGACTGCTGCTGTTATTCCACCTGCCATAATCCTTCTCCTAGTCCTTAAAACCGAGATTATCTATTAATAGCATTTTAATGCCATCACTAAGCTTTTCGGTATCTTTTTGTTCTGTTTTGTGTTCTAAAACTCTATTAGACATAAGCCCACACTCAGGAATGACATAAAGCCTTTCCTCAATAGCAAGAACATCCTTACAATCATCTAGATTGTCATAAATATCAATCCAAATTAATTCTTCTTCAAATACTCTGCCAACTCGTTTAATTCCTGCTGGAGCATCAAATTCCATAGGCGCAGTTAATGTTTTAATTTCATTGCCAATATTGACTGCTATTGTTCCCTTTTTAAGTATGACTTTATAAGGGGTTTTATGTTCTGCCCCAACAATAACTGACCAAGGAGGCGCAATCATGGTGCGAATATACTTTTTAGGCTCAAAATCATGTAAAAACTTTACATCGGCTTGAGGCATCTGCAAAAGAGCTTCTTGAAGCTTTTCTACCTTATCTTTTAAAGGAATAACAGGCACAAAGCCTTTTCCGTAAGTAACTGTAATTTGTTGATTCATATATTGTAATAAGGCACTTTATAGGGTTTACCATTAACAGTAATATTAATAAAACCTACAGGATTGCTAGGTAGTGTTCCTGCCCCTTTAGAGGCTGTAGATGCAGAACTAAAATTAATTAAATTCAATAAATACTGTTGCCAAGACCTAGTAGGCATCTTGGTAGTTTCATCTAAAAAAGGTGTCTGAGGATAAGGATTTTGCTGTGTTGATCCCCAAATACTATTGGTAGCCATTAGTTATCTCCTTCACTAGCTTTTAAATTAGCAGAAACAATAACCGCCTTAATAGGATCAGTTACAACTACTTCAAAAATTCTATCTCTAGACCAGCCTAATCTGCGCCAAATAATCCTGTTTTGATATTTTCCGGCTTGTCCTATTGATGTCCAATATTCTTTTGACCATGTAGAACCCCCATCATTAGACCATCTAAGCATGGCTTGGGGATTAGTAGTAGTTATTGAAGGGCTAACTGTATTATATAAACCAATAATGATTTCTTGATTAGAGCCAATAGAATAAATTTGACTTGGGGCAATAATTAAATCATTGCCATAAAATGTACCTTCACTTTTTGAAAGTCCTGTTGTTCCTACTCCTGGCTGAAATTGTATTTGAAATTCATCAAAATATTGCCGTTGAAGATCGGTAACTAAATGAGGAGCTCTACGAACTCTGCGAATAGTATCGCCATTGTCGGTGTAATTATTAGGATCAAGTTGATAAATTTGACCATTTTGCCAATCTCCAACTAGAACTATACCTTGGAAAAAAGCAGAACAATTAGAACGATGACGATGATATACGTTATTGTTATCTACCCAAAGCCATTTATGCCAAAGTTGAGTAGCTATATCGTAAGCCCAAGTCAAATCAAGACTTGGAAATGAAATAACATAAGTTTCATGGCCTTCTAATTGATAGGTATAGGAAACAGCATCGCCTACATATTGGTCTACAAGAGTATTTTCTACAGCATGAGTACTAATTCTTTGTGGAAAATAACCATTCATCATGACAATTTCAGCTTGACCACGATTATTTTTGGCTAAATAAGCAAAAGAATTACCAAGTCTAGCTACAGAAAATGGTGCAGAAATACCATGCTCACTAGAACTGCCTGGAATTCGTTGAAAAGGAAATGGGAAAGTTCCTACATCAGCCCAAACCTCAGAAGTTTTTTCACCTAATAGATAAACTTGACCATGATCGCAAACTAAAGAAACAAGATTATCAGGCCCTGTAAATTTACTAGCATAACTAAGACCATAAGTAATTGGACTTAAAACATTGGAAGCTGCCCACTCTTGAGTATTTGGGTCATTGTAAACAAAGTAATTGTCCACAATATCTACTACAGTACCACCAGTAAAAGCACCATCTGTGCTAGGCATGACACTAAAATTAAGCGCATACATAGTTTCAGAGCCAACAGTTTGGCTATTATTGATTACATAATTACCTGTATTGCCTGTACCTGTGCCAAAAGTTAAATTAAGGGTTAACCCTGTTCCTGATCCTGATGTAGAAGTAGAAGCAGGATTTATAGGCAAAGAAGTATATGAACCTTGGAATGTTTCAGTAAGAGTAGAAACAGCCCCTGATCCTCCAATTGCTGTGACAGTAAAGGTAGCCGGACTAGCACCATAAACACCGCCTAAAACTGTTATGGTGTCATTTACAGCATATCCTGTACCAGCAGTAGCAATTGATGCGCTTAATACTGAGCCAGAACCTAAAGCAGTAATAATAGTATTTGGTGTTACTGTAGAGCCTTGGATTGTTTGTCCAGAGTATAGTGTTCCGCTAGTAACCGCAGAAACTGTTAAAGTTGTTCCTGATATAGAAGCAGTAATAACTCCTGCTACAGCAGCAGAATTCATTTGTTCAACTGTTCCAACAGTATTATTTTGATTTAAAGTCCAAGTAGTTCCTGAACCGCTAACAATAACAGTTTCATTTGTTATTCCAAAACCAAATAAAGCTTGATTTGGAGCAATAGTTCCTGAAATAACACGAGTTACAGTAAGGGTTGTTCCTGATATTGTTCCTTGAAATACAGCAGCACTAGGATTTGAAATTCTCCATGTATAACGATTTGTGCCATCTACTATGTAAACATTTATGCCATTGTCTGAAATTCCAACTCTACCTGTATTAGTGTTTAATTGACCAATAATAGTAGGAGTAAATTTAGAATTTAGTACATATACATAGTAGCCACATACAGCGACCATATATTGACCACCTGATACAGTTCTCATTCCACGAACTTCAGCTTGTGGATATAAAGCACAAATTGAAGTTAATCCTGGGGTAGGATAAAGCGCAACTACCCCTCTAGAGCCTTGAGCTTTAGTTGGGTCGATTTCAGGATACCAATTAATACATTCCTGAGCATCTTGATATATTGAAGGGGCTTCATAAGATGCACCAACAAATCCAAAATCTGCCATTTTTTAACCTTATCTAAAGAAGCCACCAGAAAGAATCCATCCTGCATCTTTTGCCCTACCTACCAGCATTGAATCTGGGTATCCAGCAGCAGCAATAGGCATCATATTATTGCGTTTAATTGTGGATTTAGATTGAGCAGCATAAGCATTAATCATGGCTATTTGAGTCGCATTTACTTTGCCATACATCGGCATTAATCGTTCAGCCAAATTCCATCTAAGAGCCATTGAATAACCTTGTGGCAACACTATGTTGTCATATAAAGTTAAATAATTGCTAAAAATAGTAGATGAGAACATATGCATCTCACCTTGGCTAGGATTGGGCCATACAAACACATTACCATGATCTGCATTAGGGTTGTAATACAGAGCTTTAGGCCAAGGGCCATTCAAAGTCTTTAATCCAATTTGGTTGTAATTCTCCAAAGCCAAAATTGCTACTGGATAGTCTAAACCACCATTTTGAACTGCTTGACCATTAGATTGTGTATTTACCCTTACATAAGCTTGGTCAATAAATAATGGTTTTTGATAATAAGCAGTAATTAGGGTAGAACTGACAGCAGTAGGATAAGAAATATTAAGCTGATAAGTACCAACTTCATTTACTTGACCGCCAGCACCAGTTATAAATTGAACTATTTTTGTTCCGGCAATAATGCCTGATCCACTTAATGTTTGACCTTGAGCTACAGCACCTGTAGTTAAGCTTGTAACAGTAAGAATATTACCTGTAATAGAGCCTATAAAAGAAGCTCCAATAAAATTAGAGGTAGATGCAGTAGGGCCAATAGTGTATTGAACTTGTCCTGGAATCAAAGGAAAGATGATTTCAGTAGTGTTATATACCATCATATCCTCGTTAGACCATTGGTCTATGAGGTCATTAAGCATATCAAAGGCATCGGCAGCAGCTTCTGGTGTTGGAGTTTCACCAGCTTCTAATGCGCCAATGTCTTTTAAAGCACGAGAAATAATATCAATTGGCTGAGTCATTTTATTGTCCTGGTGTAAATACTTGAGGTTGCCAAGGAGGAATTACTGTATCTTCTAATGCTTCTAATTGCTCTTGTAGTCTAGCTGTAATATGACATTGACCATCTTTTACTGCTTCGTTTTCAATCCAACCAGCTACCATTTCTTCTGTAACTTGTTCAAAAGGTACTTTAGCAGTTGGACAGTCAAAATACCAATTACCTTCAGTTTCTACTGATTTATCGTCTTGTGTAGCTGTAACATGATAACGAGCATGGGTTATTACACCATCTTTAGCAGAAACTTCTAAGATTGTCCAAGTAAACATTAAGCACCTGCTTTAGGTTGTAATGTTTCAATAACAGTCGCTTGTGCATCTAATTTAGCACTTAAATCTTGAATAGCTTTGCAAAGAATAGCCGTCATTTGTCCATATTTTAAAGAAGTAACTTCGCCTTCATTGTCATAATCAATAAATTCTTCTAAACCAAGCTCTTTTACTTCTTCTGCAATAAAACCAGCATAAGTGCGTTCATCATAAATTCCATCTTGATTTGGTTTGCTAGAACGATAATAAACAGGTCTTAATTTTTCTAAAGTTTCTAAACCTTTATCGTAATCAACAACATCTTTTTTGTATCGAATTGAAGAAGAAAGGTAGCCAATGTAACTTCCAGTTACGACAACTGCTGTACCTGTTGTAGCAAATGTAGCAATACTTGGTGCATAAAAATAATTATCATTACGCAATGACCATATAGTAGTACCACTAGAATTAACAGCAGCCATTGCATAATTTGATGATGTAGAATCACTACCTTTTACAATCATTCTTACAGTAGAGTTTGTAGTCTGACCAATACCCACATTTTGTGAAGTATCAATAGTTAATGCTGTAGTAGTGCCATTTGTTTGTAAAGATAATGAACTAGCATTTTTTACAATTGGAGTAGTTACAGAAGTTGAACCGCTTAAAGTTGTAAAAGAACCAGCAGCAGCAGAAGTTCCACCAATAGCAGGAGGAGAAGCTAAATAAGTGCTAAATCCTGCTCCTGATACTGTAGAACTTGCAGATAAAGTAGTAAAAGCACCTGTATTAGGGGTTACAGAACCAATAGTGCCTGGTGCTGTATATACGCTTGTTGCAAGCATTGTGCTTGTAACTGTGCCTGTGTCCCCTGTAGTTACAAAAGTGCCATTTATGGCAGGTACGTTAATAGAAAAGTTACTAGCAGGATTAGGGCCAACTAGGGCTACCTGACCGCCTGCTGTTGCTTGAAAGACTAATTGACCCATGATTTTTCCTTATGGTGCTATATAAATTGTTGAGCCTGTACTTAAAGCTCCTGTTGATGGATTGTATTTTAGCGTAGTTGATGCTGTTTTCAAAGGCTGATTACTACCTGTAGCAGCTACAAAAGTAGGGTAATAGTTAGCGTTGGTGCTGGCATCGGCTACGGCTACGTTATTAGCATTAGTCGCTGTGGTGGCTGATGTTGCTGAAGTAGCAGTCGCAGCGTTACCGCCAATCGATAAATTGGCTACAGGGGTCGTACTAGCTACAGTAAATGGTGCAGTTCCTGTGGCTACTGTTGAAGTAATTACCCCAGTTGCTGAAATAGAAGTAAATGCCCCTGTAGAGGCAGTTGTAGCCCCAATCGGTGTGCTATTAATTGAACCACCAGTAATTGCCGCAGATGATGAAGCAAAGCTATTAGCTGTTAAAAGACCAGCCGAACTAATTGTGGCGGCATCAGTAGCGCCATTATTTACAATAAAATGAATACCATTAGCGCTGTAAGTTCCAAGTGCTAAATCACCGCCATTTGTATAAATATAACCAGCATTTGCAAGGCTAAAGTTGCCTGTTCCTGTAAATGCGCTTGAATTAATACCAATATCAATATATTTGCCTAAGGAAGCAGTATCGTTATATAAGGCAATATC